GTATCTGTTTCGTCTTCAATTATACTATCATAGTTGTATAATAATTTGACAAAATCGTTTTCAGTGCTATTCCTATAACGCATAATTTGGAATTTTCCATTATGACTTGCTTTACGGTTATATTCATCAATATCAGCTTTATCCCAAATATGCCGGGAAATATACCCAACAATATCTCCATTGTCTATAATCGGAAATATTACATAATCATCAAACTTAAAGTTCATGTTACGTGTAGTGCCAACAGGAAAGAAATCGTAATCTTCTTCAGTAAATCCACGTTTTCTTAAATACCGATTAAAATGAGTGCGCTTATAATATTCAGGCATTTCCACAACACACAGAGAGTCATCTATTTCCCTGTCATCGTTTTCCAGAAAAGAGAAATCATTAATTTTTTTATCTCCATTCAGATCAAAAGTATCTGTTATAATTAAGTCCTGACGGCCTATATCTGTTAGCAATTGTTCTAATGTCTGGGTTGAACGTCCACACGAAAAGCAGTGTGCCATAAAAAGCTTTTTCCTTTCGGTTGCTTTACCTATATATATACCGTATTTCCCTCCTTCATGCCCACAATAGGGGCACTGGGGGACAATCAAGTTCTTTCCGCTACCATCCGGTTTTGCATGTAGTTCAATAGAAAGTTCTTGGATTATATACTCTTTTTCTTCTTTACTCAATTCCATATTACGCAACTTTGCTGATATTTAATGTTCTTGCTCTGTCATAAAAACATTCGTTATCATAATCAGTAGCAATTTTAAATGGGTCTCCTTTTTTGAAAAATCGTGATTTTGCAACATTTAGGCGCATGACATTTTCGCGCATTTCATTGATGCTTTGATTAAGAGTAATAAGATGAGTCATTGGTCTGCTCAAACCTTTGGCTTCTGAACAATTATATTCAGTCAATACATTTTGTTCATCGTTAAGCCACTCTCTATTTTCTATAGTTGCCTGATAAGTCACAACCATCCAGACATTTTCGTCACCTGCCAAGTCTTTTAAATCATTAGCTACAGCAACTCGTTTGTGGCGTTCTCCATTTTCTGACCATCTACGTCCGCTGGAATCTGTTAACAAATCCATAGAATCTATGATAACAACATCTGGAGATATGCCATAGATTTTTTTGTATTCAGCAATACCATTTTTTATATCAATGGTAGACACTTGATTAGCGAACTTTGGAAAGGATTTGACCTTTAGGGTGCCAGACATTGCTTTGATTTCTTGTATCATTCGTTCTAATTCCCGGTCTTTTAGTGTACCAGTACTATAACGATAAGAATTACAGGAAACTAGTGACGCGGCATAAGCATCCACAACTTCATCTTCAGAACCTTCTAACTGGAAATGAAGTACGTTTAATCCGTCTATTTGAGAGGCGCATTTTCCAATCCAACGTGCGGCATGACTTTTCCCAACACCAGTAGGGGCTAAGAAGCATGTTAATTGAGTACGTAAATCTCGTCCACCGTTCATTTCATCCAGACCATCAATATAAAATCTGGTGATTGGTTTAAATCTTGACTCTTGATTGTGTTTTTCTCTATTACGCCTAAAACGGGATTCAAAGGTTTCGACTACATCAACAAAAGAGTTTTGACGCAAGCTGAAATCATTTTGCCATTCTGCAAATGATTGGAGCAACTTCATTGCTTTGTCACGATCCTGTTTTGCATAAAGTTCACCTATCTCTTTGTAAGTCTTTTGAAATTTTACTTGTCTTAGATAATTTTCAAACTGTTCCAATATAATTTCCGGCTCAACTCCTTCGGCGCAGTCTTTTATATCTTCTAAAAGTGCTGAAACCTCTCTGTTGACAGAAACCATCTGGCTGATAATATTAAGGGTAGGGGATGATTTGTGTTCTGCGAAGTATTTGCACAGATACCCCTGCAATGCTTGAAAATCTCTACCAGGCAGGTACGATTTCTGCATATATTCACACACTAAGCTACATACATAGTCGTATGTAAAACAAGCGTAATATAATTCAAATAAGAAATCTTCTGTTAATACGTTATCTTCTTTCGCCATATTCTTCGAGTCTTATTCGGTATAACTCTGGATATTTTATCGCGGTTTCTTGCTTGCATTTCTCAACATTTGTGCATATTTGACATGCTGGAGAGAATGGACTCCACATCAATGTGGATGTAGAGCATATTAGAAACCCAATATCTGTGTTGATACTCCGTTTCTTAGTGCATTCTTCAGATGGCATATAAATATACTTAGACTGAGGATGCTCTTTTTTACAGATTAGTGAATTTAGATAGGCTCTGGTTAGATTGGCTTCAGATAACCATTGGTCTTCCAGATATTGCTTGGATTTGGAAGACATTGATAGATATTTTTGAAGAGCGGTAGTCCCAAATGTTTTTGGAGCTAATGTACGTTGATATTGGGCATTCCTGTTTTTATGAAGCTGGAATACACAATAGTCTACAAGTCGTGAAGTATTAAATTCTCCACCACAAATTTGAGTAAAGTTGACAATAAATTTGGATAGTTGGCGTTTGGCTTGCCCTCCCTCTGGGAATGAGAAGGAGGGGGCTACCAAACGCTTGGCTATTTCTGTATATACTGTCTTAATCTGTTTCGTCAGTCGTTCTTCTTTTTCCATCACGAGTCAATAGTTGTTGAAGTTGTTGACGCGCCAAGAATAATCGACTTTTGACAGTTTCGATATTGCGAGATTCTAAGGCACCGTTCCGATATTCGATTTCGGCAATTTCTTTGAGTTTATATCCTGCCTGTTGATACAAAAGTGCGCTTCTGTATTGTGGTTTCAACTGTTTTAATGCAGCTAAAACATCATCGCTGTATAACTCTTGATAATTGTCAATACCCATTACGTTAGAGCTTACTTCGTCAAAATCTACAATAGATTCACTGGAAGAAAATGTTTCCACATCGTTATCATCACTCAACATGTCTTGATGCCTTTTTTTACGTTGATCCAAATCAAAAACACATCGTTTGGTTACAATATGAAGCCAGGTTTGTACAGAACGCTCTGGATTATATGTCTCGATATATTTATACATGTTGGTAAGCACTTCTATGTAATTGTCTTCTATGTCAGAAGGATTAAAAGTATAGCGCATACATAACTTGTATATCATTCGGTTGTACGGTGTTACGTATTTATCAAATAGGGCTTTTCGCCGTGCAGCTACTTCATCACTTATTATTATGGGTTCTGTGGTAACTGCTGAGTATGTCTCTTCCACGCCTCTTGAACATTGAGCACAAACAAGTGATCCGAGTTCATCAATTTGTGGACTTCACAATACTTCTTCCACTTATTATTACTAGAGATAAAATTACTTCTTACCTCGTTGTCTGTTGGCTGGGGTTGTTTACTAAGGAATTCGTAAAAATCTCCTAGCAAGCTTCCTAGCATCATTAAATGGGGCTGGCCTTCTCTTTGTTGCCTACGCCTTATGTTTCTTGCGTAACTCATTTTCTGTCTAAAGTTTGTATATTCTTACATAATATTTGAAGATGTGGGTTGCATCAGCCATGTTGTCATCGACTGGTGTAATATTCCATCGTTTGATGCAATATTCAATCATCTTCTTTTTGTCAGCTTTTCCGTCACCGGTTGCCCATTTTTTTACTGTGCTAACGTTTATGAATTTTGGTTCCGGGAGTCCAAGCTGGGCGCATATCAGATATAATATGCCTCTAAATTCGGATAGTTTTCGCGCTGCAATGAAATGCTTTGAAACGCATACATCTTCGGCGATAATCAATTTGATGTTGTATTTTTGGATAAATTCAACCAGTGTGTCATAAAACATTTTATGTTGCTCGGTCGCATTTTTGCCTTTTCTTTGGGTAAAATTCCATGTTCCTGATTCATGGGTTGAGTAATATCCACAGTGCTCTGCTATATCTAATGCAAGCACATTATCACGTGTAATTTGATTTATTGACTCATTTTTAATGTTTTTTGATTCGTTAATCATTCTATGTATGAAACGCCATTAAGTTTATTGACTACAGTCTTGTATGGGTAGCCTTCAGCTA